GTTAAAATTTTTTTTTTTTTTTTTTGGTGGTCTGTTGAGACCATTAGATTGTTTCATTGCGTGTTGAACGCATTGCGACAGAAACGGTTGAGTGGGGCTTAAAGTAGAAAAAAAGCAAACAACAAGGGAAGGTCGTTCAGTAAAAAGAAATTAGAAAACAGAAAAAGAGAAAAACTCGGGGGTGTCGCGAGAATTTGCGCTTCTCTATTCAAATCTGAGTGCGGATGGGGTGTGGTAGTAGCCGGAAATCAACGGTGCAATGGTGTTGCTAACGTTGTATTGCGAAGTTCGACGACTATCGGGAATACTGAAGATTGGTCCGACGTGGGTTGACTTAAAGTCAGGGTTAGAGGTGTCGGTGACATCTTTGTTGATGTCAGTCCAATCGGAGTTGAGCTGAGTGAGGATGCCGGCCTGTTCGGTGACTAGGTCGAGAAACTCCTCAGAGTGGAGGTGGATCGTGGTGATTCCAGTAAATTCTGGAATATCGTACCGGAGTGTGGAACCGGTCTGATAACGGACTTTGCGCGTGGTAACGGCGTGAACAAGGATGTTCTTGTTTTGCCTAGTAGCCACGTACTTTGTACGTACATAGGAAATCCCAGTGCCAGTGGTGGTCACGGAGCCAAGGGAAACAGTGTCCTTGAAGAAATCACTGTAAGGCTGCATGACGCGGATGACTTGAGCAAACCAACCATAAGGTCGGTCAGCATGATTGCCGATGCCGCGAAAACCGAAGACCTGGTCGAGGTCGAGGGTATCGTCGTCGTCGGAGATGACATATTGACTGTCACCGTCATTGGCGAAGGGGAGGGTGTTGCGCCACACGTTGGATGAGGTGGCGAGGCCGTTGAGGAGACCAACAGTGGTCTGGAAGTCGGACCGAGCGCTAGGCGTGAGCATAGCAAAACGGGTCGCTTCGTCCTTGGAGGCGGGAGCGCCGAAGATCGTCGTATAGACGGTATCCGTGTGGGAAGCATTGGCTTGGACTGGGCCAGAGTTGACAGGCGAGATCAGGGAGATCAATCGCATGAACTGATCAAGAATGAAGATCACGTTCGGGAGAATGGTGTGAACTTTGTCTTGCCAGAGGAAACTGGTGCAGTTGATGTCATGGGCATTGGGGATGCCAAAGACAAGATTGCCAAAGTTTTCGTTGGGGCCAGCATTGGCGGCGAGAGACTGGAAGAAGATGGCGATGGGGCCAGGAATCTTCAAGTGTTCGGCCTTGAATTGGCTGTCGAGAAACTCGACAAACAAACGTTGATCGTTGGTGATCATACCCCCGTGAGATTGGTTCTTGAGAACCTGGTAGTAGAACAACACAGCGATGTAGAGCTGGGAGACGAAAGGGTGCCAGTCAGGGTTGGCGTCGGTGAAACGCTTGGTTCTGACCATCTGCGTGTCCATGATAGACAGGACGTAGAAGAGCTGAGTGGTGTCAGGCACGACATAAGATATGTCATTGTGCTTGATGCCGAAGAAGGGGAGGTCGGAGACGCCTGATAGCATCATTGAGAGACCCGGGTTCTTGGGGCCAGCGGAGCTTGCAGTGGGTTCGCGAGGTGCGAAACTCTTCTGCTTCTTGGCAGGGGCGACGTATTTGACGTCGGTGGCGGGCGCGGTCGGGGGAGCGGCGACGGTGGCAGGCGCAGTTTGCTCAGTTGCAGGGACAGCAGCGGTGCTCGTCGTGGAGCCGGTGGTCGCGGGTGCAGACATTTTGACGTGGTAGCGTAAATGTGTGGGGTGTGGGGGGAGGTAATACCTGTTAGGAGAGCGTGGAATGAACTTTTATGTTGGAGGTGTCAGACTTTGAGATTTACGTTCCTCAGATAATTC